TGGAGAAATGATTCCAGCCGGGGCACAAGTTACGCCTCGTGCAATCAACGAGTTAATCGAAACTTTTGTTTCTAAGTACCAAACAGGCGAAGGCTTTACCCGGAAGACAAAAAATCTCAGCCGCATCGTGCAACAGCGTTTGAACACCACAATGTTCGCGCCTCGGAAGCTGGAAGAAGAACAGCTACGAAAGCTGCTCGGAGAAATAACAGACAGCCCTGCGGAAGCCTACGTGAAAACGGTTGGGGAACTTGCAGAAACCATCGCCGTTGATAATTTTTACGGCTTCATGCGTCAGAATCGAGGCCGCATACAGGACGGCGTTCGAGTGGGTGGCGACGATATTGTCGATGGTACGGTGTATGACAACCTGTCTCTTGCGGAGAAAAACAATTATCAAATCTTGTCGGTAGATGAAGCGGGGACTGGATTTGGTTCACTTCGCTCTGAGCCTGCTGTTGTGACACAGGCAGATGGAACCACGGCAAGATCGGCTCCAGAGCTTCGTATATATGCTCGTAAGCCAGTGTTCCGGGATTTGACCCGCAGCACCAGGCAGTTCGAGGCATTGAATGTACCACTGAATGCTCTGCTACTCGGCAAGGGCTTCACGCAAAAAGTAAAAACTGTCTATAGCTTGACGACGCAAATCCGTAACGTCACCTCTGCGGCTCTGTTTGCTGCCGCGCAAGGCAACATCGGGCGTGGTGCAAACGTATGGGAGTCCGTCAGTCTCGTGATGGAGAACATTCGTAAAAGTGCCCCGGAAGAGAGGAGAGCCTTCTTCCAAGAGTTGCAGGAACTTGGCGTCGTCGGAACACAAGCCCAGCTTAGAGAACTGGAGCGTTCGCTTGCAGAAGCCGGAGAATACTTTTTCAGTAAAGGCCCAAGGGAGGTAGACGAGTTTGGAGTCTTCTTGGGGCAGTCAAAGGCACGCGGTAGCGGGCTGGAGTTTCTGGCCTCTATCGACAAGCGCGCTCGTGATTTTTACCAAGGCGGCGACGACATCTGGAAGATCTACAACTTCGATTTCGAGCGCAGTAAAATAATAAATGCTTTTGGTGGCGACATTGCAAAGGCAGAAGAGTTTGCAAGATCGCAGGGTTTCAGGGGCAACAATGCCTTGAACCAATACGCTGCGGACATCGTCAAGAATACCGTACCAAACTACGAGCGTGTCCCCGCCTTGATTGAAGGCTTGCGCCGCCTGCCTATCGGTAACTTCGTAGCGTTCCCCGCGGAGATCTTACGCACCTCATTCAATACTTTGAGCCGCGCTGTTGACGAAGTTCAACTGGGCAAGAGGATGATGGCTGAAGCCACCACCGACCTTGAACGACAGGCAGGGCAGAGAATGCGCGACATCGGCAAACGCCGGCTGACAGGCTTTACAGCTACGACAATGGTGGCTGGGCCGGCGGCGCAGCAGGCGGCGATACTTGCATATGACTTGTCTCAAGACAGCATAGATGCCTTGCGTGAGATCGCTCCGCCATGGAGCAAGAATAGCACGCTCGTTCCCACGACCGTGGTCGAAGGCAAGGATGGCAAGAAGAAGATCACAGGATACGTGGACTTCAGCTATATCAACCCATACGACTACTTGCGGCGCCCCGTCGCCGCCATCATGAATTCAGTAGAACGTGGCGAGGAACTTTCTCTCGATAGGGACAGAATTCTGTACGACGCTCTGTCAGGGGTCATTACCGAGCTAGCTTCCCCGTTTGCTGAAGAGTCCATCATCTACGAGCGCATCGGTGATGTGACTTTGCGGGGAGGTGAAACGAGAACTGGGAGTAAAGTCTACAAGTCGCAAGACGAACCCGGAGAAAAAGCGAACAAGATATTCGCGCACATTTTCGATGCGTTCCAGCCCACTGTCACCAGGGACATTGCTCAAATCTACGGCGTAGATCCGATAACACAAGAAGTGGAGTTGATTGTCCCCGGTCGCTTGGGCGCTGCTCTGTTCTCGGAGGAAGGCATAGACCGACGCGGTAGAGTTCGGCAGCTTGCAGAGGAACTTTTCCGTCAGTTCTCCGGCATAGGAGAAGCTAAGGTCAACCCAGAAATCGCCATGTCCTACCGTGTGCGAGAACACAACAAGGACGCGCGGCAACCGCAACAGAACTTCAACTCATCGCTGAGTAATTTTTCGAAAACTGTCGAAGATCCAAGTGTCCTGTATGACGTGTACCGTCGAGAGAATGAACGCAAGATCAAGATATACAATCGCGCGTTTAGGCTGGTCCAGAACATGCGTAAACTTGGAATGGACGATCAAGAAATTCGTAAGGTTGCAAAGAGGGAAAAGTTTTCCGGGTTCGACGAGATCATGAATGGCACGTTTAAGCCAGTGAACATTGATAGAAAAAAACTCGACGACGTAGAAAAATTCTACAGGACCATTGGTCGTTCGTCTGATTTTAACCGTCGAGATGTTCTTCTGGAGCTACAGCGGATCGAGGACGAGTACAGAAACAAATCGCTGACTGCCGAAGGCGCGCCCGAGTTTTTCCAGCAGCAACGCAACATGAGTTTCCGCATCGAGCCGCCCGTGGACGATGCACCACAAGAACAGATTCAACCCGCTGCGCCGACTCCTCCACCGGCAGCAGTGGAAACGGGAGCCGTCGATGATCTCCCCTTGGCGGCTCCCGTTGAATCCCCTGCGCCAGTGGAAACATCACGGGCCACGATCCAGGATCCACGGACCAGGGAGTTGTTCGACGCTCTGCGAGGGGGTGGATAATGTTTCGCTGGCTGCTAGACTTGCTACGCATACGACACACAGGTGATCTAAGTCAGCATCGGCTGCATACCACCCGGTATGAAGATCTCTGCATGTAGGAGATAACCATGAACCTAGAACAACTTCAAAACGAGCTTGCTATCGACGAAGGATGCAAGCTGGAAATATATTTAGATCATCTCGGCTACAAAACCGTGGGTATCGGCCACCTTATTACTGAAGATGACGAGCTATACGGGTTCGAAGTGGGCACTACGGTCTCTCAGGAGCACGTCGATGACCTATTCCACGAGGACATTCAACGAACTGTACGAGATTGCGAATTATTGTATAGTGATTTCAATGACTTGCCAGAAGAGGCACAATTGTGCATCGCGAACATGTGCTTCCAACTCGGTCGTCCGCGGCTCTCGAAGTTCCGAAAAATGAAAGCCGCGGTCGATAATCGGGACTGGGCCGAGGCCAGCCGCCAGATGTTAGATTCCAGGTGGGCTAAACAGACTCCGAATCGGGCGATGCGACTGGCTCATCGGATTCAGGCGTTGGGTGATACATAAGGTAGAACAGTCCACAGTCCGCGCAGTGTAGATTCGAGACGATGAAGTAATCTTCGCTGTCCTCGACATCATGATCACCGCCCCAGATCACGTTGCCGCCGCAACCAAAACATTTCAGGTTCATCCAACCTCTCCCCAGTTGTCACCAAGCTCGGCATCCACGTCAAACGGCACATTCAAGTCTGGTACACAATTCTTCATGATATCCACAATCTTGTCGGATTCTTCACGAGAGTTCACGCTGAAACACAATTCATCGTGAACTGTCAGCATTGGCACCAGTCCTTCTTCATAGCACGTCACCATCGCCTTCTTGGTCTGGTCCGCGCTTGACCCTTGAATCAGTCGATTCAGTGCCTTGTAGCAAAAAGCCCGGCGGATCATGCCCTTGCCACCGTATTCCTTGACGGCATCTTCGAGCGGCAGCGCACGGTTGTACCCGTAAGACCTTGGCTCCCACAGGTTGAAGCGGCACTTACGTCCAAGCCACGTACGGATCACACCCTTGTCCGCCGCTTGGTTCATCGCCAGATCGGCCATGCCCTTCACGAAGGGCACCTTTTGGTGATACTTGTGCAACAGCCTCTCGGCGTCCTCCTTGGTGATGTCGAGGGTGCCGGCCAGCTTCTTCTTGCCCATGCCATACATGATGCCGAGGTTCACAGTCTTGGCTTCCTTGCGTGACACACCTGCCATGTCCGCCACCATTTGGTGGAAGTCTGCATTGCCTTCGTGGTACATTCG